CCGGCAAACATGCCGTCTGGCGGTAATTGCTATGCGTTAGGCACAGATAAATGTGCACAAATAACGGGAAGCGGTAACAGCACGTCGAGCATGGGTGTTTCGGGCATGGGCACAACGTTTATTCAAACAGTGGACATATCTGAATTAGACATCGAAAACGGGGGCAGGACAAACTATTCTATAAAAGTAGATAAAAGAGATGCACAAGATCGTATTGTCATGCACATCACAGGTAAAAATGGCAATACAAGTGTATTTGCTGGAACAGACATTTTATCAGAATCTGGAGTAAGTAGTGGTTATCAACAATACACAGGTGGTTTTGATTTTGCAGGAACAATTACAAAATTAACAATAGAAATTTCGGGACGTGATATAAACCTAGCAATTGGACCGCTTTTTGATGATGTCAAAATAAACGTATTATACAATGTCGTGTCCACAATAGTGACACAATCTATAACATCTGTAGAAATGTGGGTAGCTTATGGAGGCAGCACGGAAACAGAAGTTATAGATATTGTAGAAAACATCTTTGATCACAATGATGTCATAGTTCCAGAATCGCCTGGAGATGATTTATTTTTTGAACCAGAGTTTGATGAACCAGACATGGATGTATCTTACGAAACTGTAGAAATGGAGATGGAGATGCCTAGTTTTGAGATGGAGTTTGAGATGGAACTACCAGAAGTGGACATTGAAATGCCTGAAGTAGAGGTAGCCGTTGTCGAAGTTGAGATGGAAATGGAGATGGAATTAGAGTTAGAAATGCCAGCACCAGAGCCAGAAATGACAGAAGAGATTGAAGTTGCTCCAGAACCAGATACAATGGAGTCAGAACCAGAAATGGAGGAGCCAGTAAATGAGCCAGAACCAGAATCTCAATCCGAAACTGAAGCTGAGCCAGAATCCATGGATGAGGCTGTTGAAGAGGATTCTACAGAAACTGAAGCTAATGCGAAAGAGGAGTCTGAGCCGGAAGAAAGCGTTTCAGAGGCTGAGGAAAATGAGAGTGAACCAAGCGATATGGAAGAAACGGAAGATAAGAATGAAGACGATACGGATGTGAAAAAACCTGAATCAAAGAAAGAAAAAGCCGCAAAGAAAATAGTCAAGAAGATGGGTGATAAGGGTAGATATGATTCAACAAATCAGTTAAAAACATTAATCGTGATGCAAGTGTTAGGTGACACTAAAACATTTTTTGAATCACAAAAACAATTAGAGGATAGATTAGATTTTTTTACGGATTATATGATACCAGATGCAGAACTACAAAATAATAATACAGCACAGTGGTTTTTGTTTGGTGGCAGTAATGTTAAGATGGATGAAATGATTATGCAACAATGGCAGACGGGTTCGGAATAGCAATGGCAGAGGTTGAGTTTGCGGGTTTAAAGTTCAAAGGCGGGAAGATCTTTGTAATTATAACAGCACTAACGACACTTGGTGGTGGATTGTGGGGTGGCTTTGAATTTTACAAAGATTACTTGACTATGAAAGAACAGATACAGGAATATGTAGCACCTGATCTATCTGAATTTGATAAAGAAATAGCTCTTACAAAAGAAGAGATGAAAAGCAAAACTGATCTTATTCAAACAGAAGTAGAAATGATTATGCAAGAAATGGAAATGATCATGTCGGAAATCCGCTTAGTGAGTGATGTTGCTAATGAATTGAAAAACGACCTTAGACAAGATGTAAGACGTGTAGAAAAAATAGTGAATGATGTAGAGCAATTAGTTAAAGAAGATTCGAGAGAAACCAACCAGGAGTTAAGACAAACCACGAAGGACATTCAGGAAGACATGGCACGATTGACGGATAAGTTGGAGCAAGCCATGACTGAACTAGAAGAAAAGATAGATAAACAAATAAAACTAGCATTAGAGAATCCTTTATCACAGATGTAGGTATGGCTAAACCACCATCTAACGAATACTTTACACCGGTCAAAAAAAGAACTAGTATAGGGCGTTCTTCACGCACAAGGCCAAAGAACAAAAATAAAAGACGTCAATACGTTAAATACAGAGGTCAAGGATGAGAAAAGGTTTATACGCTAATATTCATGCTAAAAGAAAACGTGGTGGCAAAATGAGAAAAAAGGGTGCTAAAGGTGCTCCTACTGCAGCTAATTTTAAAAGGGCTGCACAGACTGCGAGGAAAAGATAATGACTAAATTATGTCCAAGAGGTAAAGCCGCAGCAAAAAGAAAATTTAAAGTATACCCATCAGCATATGCAAATGCTTACGCATCTAAAATATGTGCAGGTAAAATTAAAGATCCAAGCGGTGTCAAAAGAAAAGATTTCAAAGGACCAAAGCCTAACGCTGATGGTAACAGAACTTCACAACAACGTAAGCTAGTATCTAATGCAAGAAAGGTCATGGCAAAAGAGGGTTTAAAAACAATCATAGCTGCTGGTTGTGGCGCTGTAAGAGATAAGAGTAGAAAACAAACTAAACTATCGTAATGTCTGGACACAAAGGTTTAGCAAAGTGGTTTAAGCAGGGCTGGGTTGATATTGGTTCTAAGAAAAAAGGTGGAGGCTTTGCTAAGTGTGGTAGGTCAAAACTTAAAGCAGATAGAAAAAGAAAATATCCAAAGTGTGTTCCTGCAGCAAAAGCAAATAGAATGACAGAGAGTCAAAGAAGATCTGCAGTCAAACGTAAAAGAAGTAAAGCTCAAGGAGTTGGGGGTAAACCTACCAACGTAAAAACATTTGCAATGAATGGTATGGACACAAGAAGAGCTGGTGCAGCAATAAAAGGATTTGGGTTTAGAGGTGTCTTCTAAACGGCGGGATCCTAGAGTCGGCACGGGAAGGAAACCGAAAGGTAGTGGAAGACGTCTCTATACTGACGAAAATCCTCGTGATACTGTGGGGATTAAGTTTGCTACTCCAACTGATGCCAGGAGGACTGTGGCGAAAGTTAAAAAAGTTAAAAAACCATTTGCAAGAAAAATTCAAATCTTAACTGTAGGTGAACAACGTGCCAAGGTAATGGGCAAGTCTAAAGTTGCAGCTATATTTAAAAAAGGAAAAGATGCCATTAGAAAAGCAAATAAAAGATGATATTCGTAAATGGTCTAGATTAAATCTAGAAGTGCCTAATCAACATTTAAATGGTATGCCTGCATGTCCATTTGCTAAAAAGACCTGGGCAGACAAAAAAGTTCTAATCAAAATTAAACAAAAAAACAAATGGTACAAGACAGAGCTTAACAGAGAATTAGATAAATTAAATTTCAACAAACATGAGATACTAATTTTTTGTGATCCATATTTTAGTTATACTTTAGATAGTTTTCAAGATGTTATAGATTCTTATAATTTTTGGTACAATCGTAAAGATATATATTTTATGGGTTTTCACCCTAGAGGAACTCCAACTTTAGAGGAGCATGCTTTTCTAATAGATCCTGGTCCGGATGAGTCTTACGATGGAGAGCTTGAGTATTCTATGATGCTCATACAAAAGTTCTCGCAATTACAGGAAGCTTCTGATAAATTACACAAGGCTGGTTATTATGATGGTTGGCCAAAAGAATACTACAATGAGGTGGTTAAATCGCGATATAAAACTTATAATAAAGTAAGGAGATCTCTATGAAGAAAAAATCTGTAATGGCTCGTGGTGGAATGAAAACCAAAATGCGTGGCGGTATGAAAACTAAAATGCGTGGAGGTATGGAAACTAAAATGATGGGCGGAATGGGTACTAAGATGAAACCTACAATGAAGGGTGGAAATAGCACCAAGAGAAAAACTAAGAAAAAATCTGTTAAGAAAAAAGGTAGAAGATAATGCCAACATATGCATCTACAGCTAGCTTTGATCTATCAATCGACGAGATAGCAGAAGAAGCATATGAACGATGTGGTTTGCAAGTTCGTAGCGGATACGATTTGCAAACTGCAAGGCGTTCTCTTAATCTTATGTTAGCTGAATGGGCTAACAGAGGATTAAATCTTTGGACTATACAATTACAAGAAAAAACTATTGCTGCAACTACAACTAGTTTAACAGGAACAAGTTTGTTTGGATCAGGCGCTAATGATTCTCAACAAATAGTCGATATTACTGATGTGGTTATAAGAGATAGTAGTAACAATGATTTTAGTGCTACTTCTATTAGTAGATCCACTTACTTAAATTATGCAGTTAAAACAACCAGCGGAAGACCAACTCAATACTATTTTGAACGTACGATAAACCCAACACTATTTCTATATCCTGCAGCTGATACAACGTATACTCTACGTTATTACGCTCTTGTTCGCATGTTTGATGCTGGTGATTACACCAATAATGCTCAGATACCTTTTCGTTTTCTTCCATGTATGACCGCTGGATTAGCTTATTATATTGCTATGAAAAAATCGCCAGATAGAATTCAATTATTAAAACAAGTTTATGAAGATGAATTTCAAAGAGCAGCAAACACAGATGGTGAAAGAACAAGCGTTTTCTTAACACCTAAATCTTATTTACCGAGTGTGTAATGGGAAAATACGCAACAGGTAAATTTGCACAAAGAATATCTGATAGGTCAGGTATGGCTTTTCCATACAATGAAATGGTTAAAGAGTGGAACGGGTCGACAGTTCACATTTCTGAATATGAAGAAAAACATCCACAGTTAGAACCTTTACCTATAATTAATGATCCTCAAGCTTTAGAAAACGCTCGTGGTCAAATTGCTGATTCAAGAGTTTTTGTAGGTCAGATAGGTGTAAATACTAATTTATTTTCCAGCGTTGGCATGCAGCCAAAAACTGAAGCAAAAGAGACAAGGTTGTCAACTAGTATTGGAAATGTTACAGTGAGCACGTCATGAGTGATTACACGGATTTATTAAGTAATGTGAGGGAATACACAGAGACAACATCTGATGTATTGACAGATGCAATTATTAATCAATTTATTGTATCAATAGAAGACAAGTTAAGAAGAACTGTCGATATAAATTATTATAGAAGATATGATACAGCAACACTAACAATAAATAATCCATTTTTACCGCTTCCTGCTGATTGGGAGGCAACGAGGTATGTTCAGTTAATAGATGGATCTGATAACAGAACATTCTTGATACAAAAAGACATTTCGTTTATTAACGAATATGCGCCAAATAGAACATCAACAGGAGCAGGTACTCCAAAGTATTACGCTGTTTATGATGATGACACACATATGTTGGCACCAACCCCGAACGCTGCATTAACTGTAGAGCTCGCATACACGTACAAGCCACCTGTCTTATCCAGTACGACAACTTCAAATTGGGTTAGTCAGAATGCTCCAAACGTGCTTTTGTATGGTTGTGTTTTAGAGGCACTTGGATACTTGAAAGGTCCAGCCGATATGATACAATATTACGATAAAATGTATAATCAGTCTGTACAGGGCTTAGCCACATATGAGATGGGGCGTGACCGTAGAGACGAATATCGAGATGGCGTTATTCGTATCCCTCTCGAGTCAAGGAACCCATAGGAGATAATTATGGCAATTACACAAGCTGTCTGCAACAGTTTCAAAGTGGAGATCCTGAAAGGCCTACACGATTTTACGGCAACGACGGGGAATACTTTTAAACTTGCGCTATACGACAATGAAGCAACACTAAGTAAATCAACAACTGCTTTCACACAATCTGATGAAGTAGCAAACTCAGGTACTTATTCTGAGGGTGGCGGAACTTTAACTTCCGTAACTCCAGTCTTATCAAGTGATTCTGCTGTATGCGATTTCAACGACATATCATTTACAAGTGCAACTATTTCTGCACAAGCTGCTGTTATTTATAACAGCTCAACTGTATCTGGTTTGACAACAAACGCATCAGTGTGTGTTCTAGATTTTGGTGCTGTTAAAACTTCAACAGCTGGCACGTTTACAATTACGTTCCCTGCTGCTGAATCAACTGCTGCAATCATTAGAATAGCATAGGAGATAATTTATGGCCTCTCTTCAAGGATGGGGCCGACAAACCTGGAATTCGGGTGCTTGGGATACCTTTGCACCCGTTAACGCTACAGGTAATGGCCTCACATCTTCTGTTGGTACTGTTTCCCTAGTTACCACAAACGTATTTGGGGTCACAGGACTTTCAATTACGTCTAATATTGGTGAAGCATCACAGGCTTCTGTGTATGCTGCAACTGGCAATGCCCTCACATCTACTGCAGGGACAATGCCTAATCCTACTATCGTAGACAATCAATTACTAACAGGATGGAATAGAGGTGTAGGGACTACTGTCCCATTAGGATGGAGCACATCTTCTTGGGGTAATGGTGATTTTATTTTAAGCACAGCAAATGGTTTATCTGGCATCGGACTAACATCCTCCACTGGTGAAGAGACAGCGACAGGTAATGCTGATGTTACTTTAACAGCCACAGGATTAACCTCTACCACTGGCACTGCAGTGGCAACTGGTATTGCTCAAGTTACTGCAACAGGTAATGCGTTAACCTCTGCTTTAGGAACTGAAGTAGCAACTGGAGATTCAAACGTAACCGCAACAGGCATTGCATTAACTTCTGCTCTTGGTGAAGAAGACGCAACTGGTGTATTCCAATCTGGTTGGGGTCGTGGTGCGAATCAAGTAACAGGTCAAATTATTGGTTGGAGTGATAATCTATGGAATGTTCTAGAAACTGAATATGCACTTACAGGTGTATCTGCAACTTCTTCTCCAGGTGATTTAGGTTTCCAAGGTGACGTAGCACCAACAATTACAGGTGTTGAATTAACGTCTGCCGTAACAACTCCAGGCACATCTGTTTTTGTGACAGGTGTATCTGCAACTTCTTCAATAGGAACTTTCTCTATCTCCGGTGATAATAATTTAACAATTGTTGTTACTGAGCAGGG